CAACGAGGGTGCCTCGTTCCCAGCGTCTTGAGTTTGCGCCGTAGCGTGCCGAGTGTCTCACCCATGTTTCTCTCCTTCCGGTGTCCCAGAAACCACAGCCCCACAGTCACGACACTTCCACCCACCGGCATACGCAGACACAGACGGATGTCCGCACACCCCGCAGAAACGGGTCGGTCGCTCCGGTGTCCCAGAAACCACAGCAGCCACAGCAGCACGAGCGCGGCGAATCATTCCGAACGTGATGTGGCTATTCGGGGCGGCGACTTCTTCGTCGTCAGGCATCGACGGCTCGCCGTACTCGTCCAAAGCCTCAGTCAGGGACGACATAAACTCCGCTTCGCAGGCATCGGCTAACTCCTGGGCGGCGGCTACTACGTCTCTCTGAGCCAGCCACGAATCACAGAGATCGGTCACACGTGAGTCACGCGCAAACGTTCCCCGACCGTAGATATCGGACAGTTCCCGCACGGCCGCTTCTGTGGGTTGACGAGACTCAGCCATCACGACCCAGACTCCCGCAACAGAAGATCGAGAAAGTCATCCACGCCGACGAGGTAATAAGGGCCAGTCGCGTCACCATCGCAACGGCTGTTCAACCCAGCCTCTCGCCTGTCCGCGTGTGTTCCCGCTTCCCACTTCGTCTCGCTGACCATCCCGCACGTCGCGCAGTACCAGGCTTCCTTCGCCCTGGAATCCTTGGTGGGTTGACGAGAACCACCAGTCACGCGGCCCACCCGCACGACCATGGAGACCAATCCCGCCCAGAGTCGATGAAGTAACGGTAAGCGGCCCGGGCCTGTACCCACGCGCTCGAGCCGTGCCCGTACCTTGAACGGGCGTAGGAGCCCATCTGGAACAACCCCAGATATTGGCCGTTCTGGGCGTTGGTGTTAAACGCGCCCCCGGTCTCGCAACGACTAACGCGGATCGCCTGCCCGCAGTAAGGGCCGAACACCCGGCAGATCACCTGCACGTTCGACAACGGATGCAGTTGCCGACGCAACTTCCGCACATAGGCCCGGTCGCGCCGCAGCCACGGGTCAGCCGTCAGCCGATCGTGGGCCACTTGCTGCTTCGCCAACATCAGCTTCCCCTGCACCGACACCGGATGCCCCGACAACCTATGAGCCCGCCCCGTCCCGACTAGAAGTAACGCGCCAAGTATGAAACCAACTGTCAGCATTTTCATTCTGTCTCCTCGGTAGACAGCACGGGTCTCAGGCTTCAGGCTCCGCGAGCGCTCGGGCGATCTCAGCCACCAGCGCAGCGGCCCCGGCCCGGTCAATCCAAATGTTGAGCGCCTTCGCTTCGTAGTTAGGGGCCAACGTCAAAGCGATCTCGTCAGAGTCGCTTCGCTCGACCGTGATCCCCGTGTCTACGGCGTCGCCGTCTTCGGAGTCCACGGGCAACCAAACGGTTCCGCGTATCTGTGTCACGACTGCTGTCATGCCTGCTCCTTCTCTGTTTGTTTAAGCCGTTCCACCAGGTCATCGACCAGGGGATCTGGGCCAGGTTGTGCGCTAGCCTTGATGGGGTCTAGCGGGGTGGGTATCGAGGGATGTGCGCACTCGCCAACCACGCGGCTCTTTTGACTACTTTGTGCCCGGGGACTGGAAACGCCTAAAGGACCGCCATTGAGCGCAACATGGCTTCCAGAGCCAAAGCGTAGGGGCTGTGGAAAACGCTGAAACATTTAGTCGTCCGCCCCCACGACTGCGAACCCCGTGATGACCGCTGCCGTGAATCCGTCCAGGGCGTAGGCCCACCACGAGAGATCAGCTCCAAGCGCAGCGGTAGCCAGAGAGACAATCAGCGCCCCGCCTGAGACAACGAGAAGAACCCTCGTCACCCTGCCCTCATCTTTGAAGCGACGTCCTCGATAGACAGATGTCCGTAGATGTTCGCCGTCGTCGCGGACGACTCGTGACCCAATAGCATCTGCCGCTCCTCAAGGTCATACCCCTCGGCCCGCAAAATCTCGTTGTAGGTGTGCCGAGTCGTGTGCGGCTTCCGGTACAAAACCCTCGCTTCGGCTACACAGTCGCTGTACCACCGCTGGAACGCTGAGGTGGACAGGGGCTCCCGTTTGGAGTGCTTCTCCCGGTACCTAGACGGGCTGTTGGGGCCACGGGTCTTGAAGAACACATGCTCAGCGCGGTTCAGTCCTTCGAGGGTTCCGAGGTCAGCGAGCGCCACAAGCACAAAATCGAGGAGAGGCACCACGCGGGGTTTGTCTCCTTTCCCGTGCCTAACCACGATTCTTTCCCGCTGGAGGTCCACGTCACCCCATACCAGTCGTATTGCTTCATCGCGTCTCACTCCTGTCCCGAAGAGGATGGAAAAGTAGTTTCCGTGTGGCGCCGGCAACCCCTCAAGCAACACACGCTCAGCCTCACTGAAAATCTCTACGACGGGGGCAGCGGTCTTCTTGATCTTGACCACCTTGTCCATCGGGTTCTTCGGTATCCGCTCCTGCTCATACAGCCAGGTGAAGAACGCCGAAGCAATCGAACGAGAGATGTGGCGGCTCTTGCGGGGATGGTCGATGATCCACCGCTCAACATCGCTAGCAGTGAACCCGTCAACAGGCTTGTCCATGTTCATGCGGAGGAGACGGGCGATCTCCTGGCGGTACGCGTAAATAGTCCGGCTGGCCTTGTTAGCGACTTCTAAGCTCACGAGCCAGTCGGCCAAGTCGGGGGCGGCTCGCGCATCGAGATGCGTCAAGTCCCTCAGGAACGCCGAGTCTACGACCGTCGGGGCCTGAACTTCAAGCAGCTCCCTCGTCAAGGCGCTCACCAACGCACCTTCTGACGGTTGTAATGACGATCCGCAATCCTCCGGCTCGGCGGGTCGAAGCGATCAGAGAGTGCCCACTGCATCGTCATGACGCTTCTGCCTCATCTGAAAAAATCTCCTCAGCATCAGTCCGCGCCAAACCGTCACGCACACCCCGCACAGCCGCTTCGATCTTCCGCAGCCGCCCAATCTCGTCACACAACACCACCACATCCTTCGCAAGCGAACGCTGAGCAAGCCGAAGATGGTTGCCGCGTGTGTCGGCGTTGACGACGTTCTGCGCTCGAGACCTCATCGCCTGGACAGTCATTTGGGACAAGCCAGACGATGCGCTCATGATGCTTTGCCATCCCCACCCAGACCCCGAACCGCATCCTGCAGCGCGAACCAAGCATTCGCTCCCACGAGAATCGGCGGCCCCTGCGAACCAAAAGGATCATCCATCCCAACAAGCTGCTGCGATTCTTCGACAACCCACTCGGCTGCTTCCAGAAGCGTCATGGAATCAGTCAATGCAATCCGCCTTTCCGCAGTAGCCACAACGACCCCGCAACACACGCCAGAACTGGCGTAGCGATTGAGGATGAAGAAGTAGCCAGCCCGTATCTCGGAGCGACTGGCGGAACCAGAGCCTGGTTACGCGGTTTCCCGCAAATACCCCGTGCCGACGGTTGCTCTCGGAGTGCGAGGCGGCGGGTTCCGACAGAGGAGAATACTCAGGGTCGGGCTTCCCCACTTTCGTGCCGAGCTCACTCGGAGACGGGAGGACGGAGCCACCAGGAAGTCCGTCGCGCCCTGGTTTACTACGCGCCCCGACCCTGAACTTTGAGTTTACGTCACCGGGACCTAGACCGAAGGCGAGACCAATAAAGAAACAACCTGCGCCGAAAAGAAAGAAGACGAACCATTGGAGACCCGTCATGACGCCTCAGCCTCGTCAGAGAAGATTGCTTCCGCGTCAGCCACATCCCCAACCAGAGTTTCCAACTCAGTCTGAGTCCACCCGCGTTGCAACAGCTCGGCGGTGGCTTCGATGAACCGCACCTCCCACGAACCAGGATGCAACGACCTGTCCACAGGCAAACTCATTCGGTGTCGCCAAACGCTCGGGGAGCGTTCGGCTCCCTGTTGCCATCCCCACCGACCTTGCGCATGACGAGATCCCAGCGGCCGAACTCGTCCTGCTCGAAGCGGAACTGCACAGGCTCACTCCACTCAGCATCCGCCCGCACCCGGTCAATGAACATCTCGGACACCGCGAACCACACGCGCTGCTGCTGCCCGTCGCGCTGAACTGAAGCTGCCAATCGCTCACCCACTACTTCCCACCCGTGTTCGGAACGCTGACCGGCCCCGGGGCCACCGAGACCAGCGGGATGCCGTTCGCCCCGCCGGGGATGTAGACGACGCTGTTGTTCTTCCCTGACGCGGCGATCGTCTTGAGCGCGTCGACCATCTCGAACTGCACATACAGCGGCGTCAGCGTCTTCGAGATTTCGTCCTGGGCTCGCTTGATGCCGATCGCGGTGCGGTAGCGGATGTCGGCTTGCTGGGTAGCGACCTTGACCCGCTGCGACTGGTTGCGAATCTCGATGGCGCTGATCTTCACGCGGTTGTTCGCGTCAGCTCGCGCCTGGTAACGGTTGTACGCCTTGCAGCCGAAAGACATCCCAAGAATCAGTCCGATAAGCAGGAACAGGCCGACAATCACTGTGGCAATTGTTCCTGCCAACGAGAAACCGTTCTGGTTCACTTCGCCTCCATTCGTGTTTCACCATTGCTCATTGGCCGCTGATTTCCAACCACCATTGTCCTGAGAATCCCGCAACAACGAGACCAGTTCCATTCTCCTCCACATATCCCGCTCATGCCGTGTCGCATACCACTCCTCGATCGCGGCAACAGCATCCCGGAAATACGGTGTGTCTTTGAGTTCGTAAGCCTGGGAAACCAAGGCGTAAAGCGTCCGCTCATCGCGCACCGGCTTCCTCACCAAGTAGGAAAGCGTAGTTCTTCCTACTAGCGCTTTTGGTGTAAACCCTGGAATAGGAGAAAGCCATAGGGTTAAACCACAGCCTTTGAGTCAACGTCCATTGGCTCGCCTATATAAGGAGGCCCGCTAGAACAGCGGAAATGCCAAGACGCCAACGGTAAAGACTGCTTGAATCCTACGCTGTCATTTAACCGAACCGGCTCCCCACATTTCCAACAATTACGGGGCTGATTGGGGTCCATGTATTTCCAACCATCGCGGTTCGAAGCGTCCCTCTTCTTCTTTCGCATTTCACGTCCAATCTCTTCCAGAGCTGCCCCTGCATAGGTCTTCGGGTAGGTCACTCGTCACCGACTAGAAAAGGCACGCCGTCCCCACCCGGTTCACGCTCGAACACATCGCGTTCGGCGTGGACGACGAGACGGGTACCGACGATGATCACGTAGTCCATCGGGTCGCGCTGCGTAGCGCCCTGCTTGCTGTTGTCGGACACCACCTTCGCGTACAGGTTCGCCGCCAGAGGCCCCTCGAGAAACGACTTCCAGATAGCGCAGCGGGTTTTGCCGAGAGCTTCCTTGTCGAAGTCACGGGCGCCGTCAGGCTTCGTCTGGATGTACTCGTCCGGCACGTTGCCGTTTGCTGCCTCGACAGCGGTGATGTTCTTCACCTTCCGTGGGCTGCCGTCACGACCGGGGGTGAGGGTTTTCTCCTCGAACTCGATCAAAGCCCGGGAGCCCTGCTTCAGCTTCCCGGCGAAGTCCTCGTTGAACGTACTGAAGGTGCGGCCGTTGCCGTCCTTGATCGTCCACCGGCTCCAGGTGCTCCCGTCGTTGCGGGTGCCTTCCTGTAGCCCAACCTCAACGATTGCGATTTCCTCCATCAGCCCTCCGTCGTCGTAGCGTTCGTGGCTCCGTTAGAAACGAGAACAACCTGCCGGGAGCCGTAGGTGTCGATACAGGCGCAGACCTCAGCCTCGGGGTCGTCCTCGTCCCATGTGTGGCCGCAACGAACGCAGCGCACGACGAACCAGGACCGAATCATCTGTCCTCCAACCAGGGTGTGGGTTCGTAGGCGATGTCCCACGGGGACAGGCGTTCGTCCGGGGCTTCCCAATGCTCCCAATCGCTCTCTGAGGGGGCCAGCGAATCCCCGGCCGGCGAAATCCCTGGAGAGGACGCCCCGGCGCGACCGGGGTCATTGGCCCCTACCCCCTCAGACAACAATGGGTAGCGTTTGTTGAACCGCTCCCACGACAGTTTCGACTTCATGTAGACGCAGCGGTCACGGTTCGTGAGTACGTAAACACGAAGCGAAGCTGCCACCTTCTCCCACCCCGGCCCGCGTGAATGGAAAAGGTCATGGTGGGGTCGGCACATCGGCGCGAGGTTCTCGATCACGTCGTCACCGGAATCAGCCTTGCGGAAAGCAATGTGGTGGAGCGACTTCACGTTCGGCAGCCCGCAATGGACGCAGCAAGCGTTCTCGAAGTGCGCGTAGATGACTGCCCAGCCGTACCGAGTGGCCTTCTCGCGCTTCTCCGGCTTCCAGTCGGGCTCAACGTCCCGGTCGGCCCCTGCCCACAGAGACGCCATCACGCAGCCCTCCGCTCAAGCGCACGCCGCACAGCCTTCGTCGCCGGCGGCTCCTTGCCCCAATCGTGACCATCAACCTGAGCCAGCCACGCCCTCGCGTAGTCCTCAAGCTCGCAATCGCGGTCGTCCACGATCTCCACCCCGAAGCTCTCTAGTAGCCGTTCGTTAGCGGGGCTGTTGAGCATGGAACGAGGGAACCGCATACCGGACAGGTCGATGCCGTAGATCACTTGAGCCAGAACTCCCACGCACCACGCTTGCCGATTCGCCGCGTCCCGATCCGGTTCCGCTCGGTGAAGCGGAGCGGGTTGCGGCGGACATCACGCAGCACCCAATAGAGCGGCCCCGTACGCAGCCCGTACCAACCCGGAGAATGGAACCAGCGAAACCTCACGCCACCGACACCCAACCCATGCATGTACGAAGCAAATGGTCGTAGTCACCGCTCATCGCTTCGTCCTGGAAGGCATTGATTTCCTTCATCGCCTCGCCAGTTGTCCAACCGTCCTCGCGAAAATAGGCGCGCAGTTCACGTTGAACGTTCCCAAGAACCGCGAAGGCGTTGCCGTCCTCGCCTGTTAGCTGCACTTCAACATCCGGGTAACGTGGCTCGCTCACGCTGCCTCCCACAAAGTAGGTTGCTGGCCCAGATCGGTCGAAGGGGGAGAGTGACCCAGGCCAGCAACATGACCGTCCGCCTCAGTGGACTCAGGGGTCAAGGCAAACGGTTCAGGAGGGCTGTCGAGTGGCAGCCCAGTCGCCTGAGTTTTCTCAAGCCTCTGCGCCGCCCTCCGACGTTCCTTAAAAGCGTTAGTCGTAATTTTCTTACACGCGCGACAACGACGGTGCTCCTTATTAGGACCCCGCCAATAAGTGTTCTCGGGGCTGTACTCATGCCCCCGGTCGCAATGTGTCGCCCTCGCGTACTTCGCGGTAATAGCCTCACCGCGCAGAACGTTTTCCCCGTTCGTGACCGGCTCGAGGTGTGCTGGGTTCACGCTGCCTCCCAAACCGTCAGTTGCGTGGTGGGGGATTGCTCCGTCGAGCTTCCGGCGCTAGCACCGTGGCCGTCCCCCGCGACCAGCTCGTGTGACAGCGAAGAAGCCGGGTGGTCTCGATCCGTTCCGCCAGTAACGGGGACCTGACCCGGCTTCTGCACTGTCCCGAACAGTTGGTACAGCCACTTGTCCTTCTCGTGCCAACATTTGATCGTGTAGCCGTCCCGCCGCAAATCAGCAACCCGGCTATGAAGCATCACGCCAAGCCGATAGCCCTCCATGTGGGAGTGCGGTTCGTTGTCGCTGAGCAGTTGAAGAACCCGCTGCTTGTGAGTCATACGAGCCCCTCAGCAATCAGCGCCGTAGTTGCCGGGTCATACCGTCCGGCTTTCATCACGACAACCCCGGACAGGTCTTCGCCGTCGCTGCGAATGGTTGCGGCGGCAAGCAGGATTGCGTCGAGGGTTTCGGCTTCGGCGAGTTGCCGGTTCGATTCCGGGAAGACAAGTTCGAACATCGGTTCTGCGTGGACAGCCATCATCGGCTCCAGAACCATCCGGCTAGGGCTAGTACACAAGTGGTGATAACCAACACGGCACTGAGGAACTGCACCGGGCCAAAGATGAAGCCGGAAAGGTTCATCAGGCAGCACTCCTCGCTGCTTCATCACGCGGGAAAACCTCAGAGAAGAGGAATGTCTTGCCCCCGTTGAACGGCAACTGTTCGAAGCCGAGCGGCCGTGAGCCCCACTCGTCAGAGTCACGAAGAACGTAGATCGTGCGGCCTTTGATCTTCGTGAATTCGCTAACACCGAAGACCTCGCAGAGACGCCGCAAGAAAGTGATTCCTTCGGGCCCGCTGGTGCGCTTCTCCGTGTCCCTGTCCCATTCGTCCAGGCAAAGATGTCCTGTGCCCTGGTGGGTGCCGCCGTAGTCCCAGCCGATGTGAACCGTGAATACGCCGTGGTCTTCGATCCCCAGCCAAACCTCATCGACGCGAGCGATGGTCTTGGTCATGGCAGTACGACTTTCACGCGGGTGCCGCACCGTCCGCAGTACCACCGGCCCATCCTTTGGATAGCGCAAGCGGGGTTGCCGTGGCAATAGATCGCTAGCACGTCACACCGTGGTACTGAACTGGCATCGCGGCATCCCACCTGTGGGCGTCAACGACGAGCCGGGTGTAGTACGGGTTCGGGACAGTGGTGTCGACCGCTACGACCGTTGTGTAGACCCACCGGACCGTCCGGCCGTGAACCTGGCGGTGTCCGTGGCGTTTAACGACCCGGAAGTCCCGCTGTGTTGCCGTCGCAGCCACATGAAAATAGGTTGTGGCCACAGACGGGAACGCCTTCAAGGCGTTGCATTCCACGAGGGCTTCGTCGCCGCTGCGGAGTCTCTGGTGCATCGCCTCGTGCGTCAGGACAAGGATCGCCTGCGCGGCGTGGTAGGTGCCTACGTCCTCGTTACCGAACCACGCATGAAGCGTTTCGCAGATCTTTGGACTGACGAACAGCGTTGAGCCGGTGGTCGGGTAGGTGAAGCCGGCGATGTACGTTCCGTCTATCCCTTGCTGCGCCCAGAAGCTCTCCCAGGGAAGCCAGGAGTCTTCGCAGTAGACATTCACCGGTTTGCCGCTTAGGGCAGAGCCGATCTGGTCGAGTTGTACGAGCGGCCAGTTCGCGGCCTTCGCGTGGTTGTGGTGGCCGACTAGGAGCGCCCCGAAGAAGATCAGCCCACAGATTGTAATTTTCATCACAAATTTCATGCGGGGGCTTTCGCCGGGTAGATCCGCCGCTGCTCCCCAAGCAACCGGATCTGCCCGTCACGCTCGAGACCGAGGATGTGGTGGTGGACAGTCGATTGCGACACCCCGACGTGCCGGGCGATCTCCCGGACGGTGGGGGAATGATCGACCTGGTTCACGTAGTCGAGAACCTTTTCTCTGGTGGTCATCCGAACCTCTGTTCTCTTGCGGACACATCGTTCATGTGTCAGATTGAAGCACACATCGAACACACATGCAAGGGGCAGCACATGAAACGTTCGTCGCAAAGAGCGAGTGTTCCGACTAGAAGGGGGTTCTCGTCTGGCGTCTACCTGGAGAACCTTTTGGCGGAGCTCAACCGTGCCGAGATCAGCGCACGCATCAAACAAGCCCGCACCCACGCCGGCCTAACCCAACCCGAGCTAGGAGAGGTCCTACAGGTCCACTGGAGGACCGTTCAGGGCTGGGAAGGCAAAGTCGTGCCCTGGGATCGGCTTGACGAGATAGCCCGAGCCACGGGGAAAACCCGGGACTGGCTACTCCACGGAGACCAGGCGGTTACACCGGACCTGCGGGGCGAGGTGGCACAACTGACAGAACGGGTCGACCAGATCCTGGAGATCGTGTTGACCCTCCTTGATTCAGCAGAGCCTCCATCTGCGTCAAAGCACCCCTGAGCGCCATCAGGACCGCCGCTAGCGCCTCGAGTTCCGCTCGCTCGAACACCCCTAAACCCCTTCCCTTCCCGCCACAGGATCGGTTTTTGGCTTTCACCCCTGGTCTAGGAAGGGTGTTAACAGGTTGTTACCAAAAGACGCGGTGCATTGCAACTATTCAGAGAAGAACCCGGGCGATCAGCTCCGGCGGACACCCCTTCTCCACAAGACGCCTGAGATCCCCCACGTCGATCTCCGACTCCGCGAACAACCTCGCCTCAACCCGTGACATCCCCGCTTTCGACGCCTCCCGCCGGCGCAACCGAACCCACTCCTTGTCCAGTTCCTCCGGGGTCTCGATCTCGGCGGTCACTCTTCGTTGTCCCTCGTCGCCTTCGTGTTGTCATGCAACGCACTCGAATAACCGAACAGGATCGTTTCCGGGCCGTCCCAGGCGATGCCGTTCGTGTGGCCGGCCAGCGGTCCGCAGTACGCGGGCTCCCACTCCAGAAGGTCGGAGCCTTCGCCGGTGTAGGCACCCCACAGCACGTCATCACCACAGCTCGAGTACCAGATGTCCGAACAGGTAGATGAGACCGAACCCGCCGACGAAGATGGCGGCGGTCATCAGGAGCGTCCGGCCGCCAGCGTGTCCTTGGTGTCGCCACGCCTTCAGTTTCGAACTGAGAGTCGGTGTGGCGGGGTTCCCGTCGAAGGCTGCTTTGGCGTCAAGCGCAACGAACGCTAGGAAACCGAGCGCCACAACAGCGAGCGCGGCTAGCAGCAAGGTCACTTCTCTGCCACCCGTTTCAAAAATGCGGCCCGAATTTGGGAGGTCATTTCTTCACCGCTGGTTTCCTCCTGGGCGTCGCTGTGTGGTTCCTTCGCTTCGGTCCTGCCAGGAACAACGCCAAGGCGATCAGCGCAGTCGATGCGGTGGTTGCTTCTTCAACGGTGAGTTCGTACCCGGCTTTCTTCGCCCCGTACACGATCGCTGACGCGAGATAGCCGGTGATGATGGCAGCACTAGCGTTGGGGTGGTCTCTAGGGGAAACCATCACAGCCTCCCGCGCCCGAAGAACCCGAGTAGCGCGAGCACCAGAATGATGATCAGGATGATCCAGAGCAGACTCATACGTTCCTCCTAAATGTCGGGGGTTTCGTCCTGGGGGCGCACAACGATGATTACCTCGGGCATCGCCTCGCCCTTACCTGTTTCGAGCCACAGCACATGCTCAACGAGAAGGGAACGGTCCCTGCCGTTGGCGAGGCGGATCGTTTCGCCTTTGCGTGGGATCCCTGCTAGGAGGATTTCACGGTCTCGCTGCCCTTTTTCCGAGAGGATCACAGCAATCAATTCGCCCCCTCGGGTTTCACGAACGCGATTGCCTGGGCCTCGACGATGTTCGCCTGCTTCAACCGGTCAGACAACTCCGCCGCAAGCTGGGCGATCTTCTGTTCGGTAGCGTCGATAGCGGCGACCGCCTCCGGCGAAGGCTGTTCCCCGGCCGCTTTCTTCAAAGCGACGACCTCACGCATCATCGCGAGCTCACGCACCGTCGCGTCGTACTCCGACTGCATCGCCGCCGTCATGTTCGAGTTGACGAGAGTGTGGATGACGTCGAGCTTCTCGTTCGTCTCGGCGGCTGTGTGAGCGACCTTCTTGTTCTCCGCGAGTAGAAGCCGTGCAGCCTCTGCTGCCTGCGCCGCGACCTCACCCTGCTGTCGTTTCGCTTCCGCTGCTACGTCGTCCTGGCGTGCCCAGTCGAGTATCTTCTCCGCTTTACGCTGCCGCCCGTTCAGCCACGACAGGATGATCGGGCCGATCACCGCGACGACGAGGGCGATCAGCAGGGAGTTCATTTGATTCCCCAGCTTTTGCGGAACCGACCGTACTCATGCTCATCCTTCACACGTCCCACGAACTGCCGCCACAGGTTGAGATCGGTCGTCGGGCAGGACGTGTGACCTCCGGCGAGCTGCCCACCATCGGCGTGGCGAAGGAACCCTTTGCGGCCGAGCGTCCAGCCGTGGACCCAGTTATCCGGCAGTTTGAAGTCGTGGCACCAGAACGCGATGATCCGCGCTGCACGAGCGAACCCTTCGGGGTCGTGGCCGAGCCACATCGCGTCACCGCATTCCAGCGACACGCCCGTCCGGTTGTAGAACGCTTCCGTCCACGCCTTCCTGGAGTACCGAACCATCTGCACGCACCGGCCAGCGGCCTTACCGACCTCGCCCGCATAAACAGAGGTCGCGCTCGCTTCGCTCTGCGGGTTGTCGAACCAGTCCTCGACGCTCTGGAAGGTTCCTCCGGCCCAGCGGTGGACCCAGGCTTTCTGGATCGGCGCACCGAGCCGACTGGAGCTGTTGGCGGTGAGGTTGAACTCGAGTTGCGGCAGCGTGAGGCTGCCGACCGGCGGCAGGTTTTTGTAGGTCAAAGAGAGAACCCCTAGCTTTTGGTAATAGGCAATGGTGCGTTCATGTTCGTTGTCAAAGACGCTTCTCAACCAACAGGCCCGAACGGGAAGTGGGCGGCAGCGAACACCGCGAGACCTACGGCGATGAGGGTGGCCCCGGTTGCGGGGTAGGCGATGAAGGCTGCGATCGCGAACAGGACCACAGCGATCAGGATCAGCAGAGCGCTGATGTTCATGGGTTCCTCCTTGGTAGTTAGACGAGTTCTAGAACTGCGTACCGCATCCGCCACGAGTTGTTCGCGGACGAGGCCGACCACTGGACTGTCACGTCGAGGGTCTGTGCGGTGGTGGTGTCGATGGTGCCAAGGGTGGAGATGCCGAGATCGCCAGCTACGAAGCCCTCGTTCGCAACGTCTGGATACGACCATCCGCCGATCCCTGTGGTGGCAGCGGCGGTATCAGCTCGTCGCAGGGGGCCGAGTTGTCCCTCGATCATTTGTGAATTCGCAGCGGCTTTATTGGCCACCAAGAGAAACAGATGCCAGGGCTGGCGGTTTGCTCCGGGGGTGCTGCGGAAGATGATGTTTTCCGCGTAGAAGGTTGTGCCACCGAACTTGATCCGAAACGTTAGGGTGTCGACGGTGTTGTTGTTGAACAGAAAGTCTCCGCTTACAGTCAGACGAAGCATCCTGTTCGTGCTCATGTCATTGCCGGCGATGCTCTTGGTGTAAATACTTGTCTCCGCGACGGAGGTGTTCACGTCAACGGTGGCTGTGGCGCGGTCGTACACCGTCACACCACCAGCGGCGATGATCTGTGCTGCGGTTATCGACGTTGAGAGGGACGACCATTTCTGCTGCCCTGTTGTGGTGTCGGCGGTGAGCACATAGCTGGTGACAGGACTGGGGGCCAGCACTGCCAGGGGCACCAGTCCGTTGTGGTCGAGCGCCAACCCCATCCCAGGCGTGGGGTTGCGGGCGTTCTCGATCTTCTGAAGGTCGTCCTGGTTCATACTTCTCGGAGCTTGACCCGCACCACGTAGGTGCCTGACAGGGTGGGGGTGTCGTCAGCCTGGTGGATCTCGTAGACCTGCAATCCCTCCGGGTCGTTCAGGTCAACCAACCCTGTGAACGTCCCGAACCTGTCAGTAATCGAGAACGGGGTAGTTGATTGCGCCAGAGAGATCAGGTCGTTTACTTGTTCCCGCCCGCTTCTCGTCATCGTTGTGGCGTCCCGCAACTCCCGGGCCTCGAGTCCTCCATCACCGGAGCAGTCCAACACGAATTCGCGGCGGCGGAACTGCTGCAACACCGGGGCAGCACGCACATAGGTGCGTTTCAAGATCGGCCCGCTCGTTGATGTGCCTTTGTTCAGGGTGATAAGAAGGCTGATGCTCCGGCACGATTGTGAGAACGACGCTTCCACCCCCGATTGGGCTCCCAATTGGACAGTCGAGTAGGTGCCGTCGAGGCTGTTGAGTTGGTAGCCGATGTCGACGGACCCACCGTCACCATCTGTGGCTGATGTGAAGTCGACTTTGATGCCACGCACGAACTTGTCCAACGACGAATCGAAGTCGAACAGGCTTGTGATAACGCTGGCGTTGCTGGCTACCGTAGCGGACGGAAAGAACGAGCCGGTGGTGGTGTTGTTGACACGCAGTATCTGAGACCCGTTCGACGCGAGCTTGCTGCCGTTCAAAGTGTTACCGACCGTGTACGAGCCGATCCGTTCGAACGACCCTAAACCAAGGTCGAAGAAAACGAACCTCCCTTCGCTGTCGTCGGTGAACACCACACCGTTCAAGTAGTCGCAAATGTCGGAGACAGCGGAACTCGACGTTGTTTTGTCGGACTTCCAGGTTTCCCCGATGTTGCCGTTCGCGTAGAACAGGACCGCGCTGCGGTAACGACCGAAGCTGTTGACGACGTAGGCACCGCTGACGAAGATGATCCCGGACTGGACGGTGACCCCGAACCCAAGGAAGTTCGTGGGGAACTGGGCTAAGAGGCTGACACCGACACCGTCGTACAGGTAAAGCTCTGATCCGCCGTTGAAGCTTTGCTGTTTCAGGATCGCTAGTTTGCTCCCGAACGGCACCATCGTTGTTTGGTATCCCACCGCTGCCCCGGTCGCGTCCCGCCATGTGTAAAGGGTGGTTGCGACGCCGGCCGTGTCGAACCTGATCAGCGAAGCAAGGTCGCTGGATGTCCCGTACAGGGTGTTGTTGAGGAACACAAGGTTCGCGGCTGCTGTCGCCGAGAACGTCCCGAAGGTGTGGGTGCTGGTGTTGTAGCTCGCAACCTTCGTTTGCCCAGCGATAAACACCCGGAGAGATCCGTAGTCGAACGCGACACCACCAAGGTTCGCGTTCCCTGCCCCATGAGCGCCACGACTCGTAACCGTTCCGGTGCTGGACACCTCGAACAGGTCCGTCAATGACACCGCGAAGAACGTGGTCGTCAAAGCCGGACCACCACAGACCGAGTAGGTAGCGGACGCGAACGCGGGAGAGATGAAGTTCTGGTTGATCGTCGCCTGGCCCGGACGAGTGATGTCTACCTGGTTGCCGCGCCAATACCTCGATCGTGAATCAGCGTTGCTCTGACGGAAGAACCGTTGTTCTTCTCCTTCTGACCAGTCGCTCTGGGCGCTCGTTAACCACCATGCTTGCTGGTCGTCACCGAAATTGCCGCTGATGTTCGACCGGTCAATGAACGTCGGGCTCAGCGAGTAAACAGCCTTGTGCTGGCGAAACGGCAGAGAGGGCTGGATAGTGTCGAGGAACACATAGCCTTTGCCTGCTAGTGCTACGTCGAATCGGGTTGGGATGTCCGACGCAGCAGCCGGGTCAGCCATCTCAGAGCAAACTCTCGCAGTGCCTAGGCAGCGCAGGCATGGCTGCTAACGCGAGCTCTGAACGGAACCGTTGCCACAACATGTTCCCGATAGCCGAAGAGGATCCAACACGGTTCGCTTGTTCGCGTTCGTCGATAGCACCCGCCGAGAACCTCACTCTGGCTGCCTCGCCGCTCATCAGAAGTGTGGCAGCGGCGTAGATCGGGAGCAGATACTCAGCTTGCGGGGGCCACAGAGGATCCAGTGTGTCGGTGACGCCTGTGAGTTTCGGGAATGGCCCAAACCCTCGCAGCCGAACCGTAGAGGCACTAGCGGGTGGGCTTCTGAACTTGATCGCCGGCAGGGTGGTCAAGCCGCCTTGTGCTGCACCACGGACGATCTCGAACCTGCGGGTATCCCTGAACGTCAGGTCCCCGGATTGGAGCACGTCGATTTTGTAGATGAACGGGATCGGGTAGCCCGTATACCCGGGCATGTCGGGAATGGTGTACCCGTAGGTGGTGTCTGAGCCGGTGAGGCTGGCGGCTACGGGTTTGTAGATCAGCGGGAAACACGCCTGGATCGCCTCGTTCAACGCGTCCAGAATCTCGATCGAGAAGAAGTTCGGGCGCATCAACACACTCGAACTCGTCGCGTGAGAAGCTGCCGTTGACCCGTACAACCCCCTGCGGATCAGCAACGTCGTGGAGTTCTGGGGGGAAGCGGTGATCAACACCATCTCCTGGTCCACTTCCAGTGTCCACCGCTTCGCATAGATAGACGTGTCGGAGACGGTCATGCTGACCTGCCCCGCTGTCATCGCGGTGGTCGTGGTGTCCCAGTCCCGCCAATCACGGATGAACCTCCGGGTCTGTTGGATCAGCGTGGAAGCGCTGGTCGCCATTACCGGTAGGACACCACGATGTCTGAGCCTGTCCCGCCGACGCTGTAGATCGACATGCCACCGATGACTCGCAGGTCGCCGAACTGGTAGCAACCGACGGTGCCGCCACCGATGTTCGCGACCACATACGACCGGGCTGTTGACCCATTTGGTGCGTTTCCGTAGATGACGATGGAGGTTCCGAGTGACGCGTTCGTGACGTTGACGAACCCAAGGATCGCGTCTGACCCCTGCCCGCCCACGCTGAACGCGGTTGATGTGTTGAACCTCACCGAGTTGTAGGTGGGCATCAGTTCTCCTTCGGTTCGATCAGTTTCCCCGCATGAGGCTTCAACCGCATATCCGGGGCCGTACGCACAATCATGCCGCCACGGTTCTCAAACTCGTCCAGATGATCCTGCCTCCACAACTCCAGGTCAGGATCCTTCGGGACAAGCTTCGAAAAGTCGGCAGCGGAGCGTTTGTTTTCTCGGACACGACATTTCTGGAAGTTGAAATGCCGCTCACCACACTGGGCACAGGTTTTAGCTTCCGCCATTTCCTAGCCCGTCGTCTTCGATGTCTGTTCCACGCAGGCCAGCAGCCATCTGCTCAAACAACGCTTCACCAATGATCCCTGCGGCGCTGTCCCGCGAGGGGCGAGGCCCCATCGCTCCGGCACGCGCCCAGGAATCTTCGCGGTTGGCTGACTGCACAGCAGGAGTAAACGCAGCGTTCAGTTCCGCTTTGCGCTGCTCCTCTCTCAGCCTGAGCTCTGTCTCGGCCTCGAGTTTTGCGCGTATCTCCTTCTCGATCTCGGCCCTCAACTGGGCCTCGTCGATGCCTTCGAGCATTACTCCTCCTAGGAAGGGTTGTGGGGGCGCCTAGAACGCCCCCACACGCTTTACAGCTTGCTCGAGTAGTAGCCGGTCGCTTCTGGGTTGCGGACTTCCATCGTCCACTCACCCAAACACCGGCGCTTGCGTGCGTCGGCGAAGTCGACAGCGGCGATCACGAACATGCCGCGTCCCTGCAGCGGGACCATGCGGATCTTGTCCCTCATGAAGAGGAACGCGTCCCCAGTGTTGACCCGGGGGTCAACGACGACGTTGACGACGTTGCCCTGGTTCAACTGGACCTGCTGGACGGTGTAACCAACACCCTTGTCCGACTCCGCCAACCGACGGTTGGTCGAGTCATACCCCGTCACGGACCCGACGAGGTCGGTTCCGATCAGGAGGGTGTCCGGGAACACACCCAGATCCACAATCGATTTGTTCTGGGTGTTGAGGTACGAATACGAGAACGAACCGGACGCCGTGTCACGGAACCCGGCCTGGCCGTTCCAGTACCTCAACCCGCCCATGTACCGGTACTGAGACGCAGTACCAGGCCCGACCCGCTCAGAGTAGAGCGCGGCCCGTGAGAGCCCGATCTTCATCTCGATCGCCCGGTTGGCGAGCTGATGCGCCACCTCATCGCTCATTGCTGTCGTCGCCTTCTGCCGCGCCAACTCAGAACCCGTGATCTTCAGGTCATACCGACCCGCCAGAATATGGGTGTAGTTGGAACGAACAGTGGGTGTGAGGGATTTGTCCGAACCGATGTCGGAGCCTTCCTGCTCACCCGGGATAACAGCGAACGACGGCGTAAACGACGCCGAGTTCGAGGTAGCACCAGACGCGATCCACGCCGTGGTAAGAGCGTCTGTTGAGATCGCGGTGATCTGTAGAACAAGACCGACCGTACCCGTCGTGTCTGCTGCGTTCCTTGCGACGAGAAGGTCACCAACGTGGGTTCTTAGGCCCTGGCCGGCTGTCACGTTCACGGTCGTGGTCGCCGAGTTGTACACCGACGCGCCGGTCACCGTGTCCGCGTTCAGAAGGTCTTCGTTCCACCAGTGCTGAATGTCGGTAGCGGGGCTACCGAAATCCACGTTCAGGTTCCCCAACAGATGGAGGTCGTAGTACAGAGCGTCCGCCAGGACTGGCGAGATGTCTCTGATCTGTGCTCCGTCTGTGAGGTTAAAGGTGGCAAAGCCACCTGCTGCTTGCAGTGCCATAGGTCATCACCTCCTGTCTGGCTGGATTTGCGCACCCCTCACTGGGGTGAAAGCCCCTTCACCTGAACATGGGCGAACCAGTGGACAAACGCCTTTGCGCGTCCTCGGTTTTCGCTTTCCTGAAAAGGTTGTTAGGGCGAGAACCCCGTGGCGGTTCGACCCACCAACGGGGTTAGATCAGTCGAACAGCTTGCCGAGAAACCACCGAGACACAGGCGACGGAAGCGACTCCATGTGGTCAGGGGCAACATCATCGAAATCAACGTCGGCCTCACCGTTGAACTCCTTCCCCAACTTCGGGATACCGTCGCCGCCGAACTTATTGTCCTCCGCTGCTTCCTCCAATTGGTCAGCAGTAGCCATGTTTACCTCCGTCCCGGTTTCGTTGTGTTTCGCTGGGGACCTTGGACATGCGGTGGGATCTGTTTCAGCAGCCCATAACCCCTGGCCTGCGAAGCCTTGGCCGCAGATGTCAGCTTGAGGGGTGGCCCTCCACCAGACGCTGTGCTTCTTGCCATCACTCCTCCTTAGATGCCTTTGTTGAACCGCTCGTCATGCTGGAACCGAGCCTTCACCATGTCCTTCACCGACCCGTGCCGACGCCTGTCAAGGGCCTGCTGGGATTCGGTGACCCCTTCGGCTCGTTCCACCATCGGCTGCGGCGGACCCGACGCTGGCAAACCCCAATCGTTCTCCTCCTGGGCTCGGTCAGCCGCCAACGACGCTGCCTGCTCCTGGGTTTCCGTCTGCTTCAACTGACCCAAGAGAGGCTTGAGTTTCTTCGCGTACCTCTGGTGCTGCGCCTCCGCTTCACGCAGAAAAGCACGACGGCTGGTCGCGTTGATTTCCTCTACGTCAGCGAGCGGGAACCGTCGTGTAGCTTCTTGGCGCCAGTTCTTCACGCCCTGCTTCACCCGTTGTTCCTCGCTCCACGTCAGCTTCTTCTCCAGCTTCCGCAGTTTCGCCTGGAGCTTCTCGGGGTCCTCGTACTGGTACTCGTTCTCCGGGTCAGGCGCGACCGGCTCTTCCTCGTCTTCCTCCTCCTCCGGTGGTGCTTCGAGAAGATCCTCGATGCCGGTTGTGTCTGCTTCCAGGATGGACAGATCTGGTGTCTCATCCTCTGGTGCAGCCTGCTCACCCTCGTCGGGTGCTTCGACGAGCCGGGCCGTGTCGGCCATCAGCTCGGCGGCAGCCTGCGCTGCGGGCGTCATTGAAGACATACCCCCTGCCTTTCTGTGATAGTGATGACCCGTGGACACATATGCCACGGTCGTCATCGTGGTCGTGCTGATCTACTGGATCGTCGGGTTCCTCTACCTGCTACTCAGCGGACCCGACTAAGCAGGCAGGTCAGGGGCCTTCGGTGCCAGGGCTTGGCTAGCGGTGTTCGGGGTGGCGGTTTGTCCGCCGAAGATGGCTGCCATCCGTTGCTTCGCCTTATCCAACGCTGTTTGGAGCCGTTCCCCCATCTCTGAGGGCAACCCCGCTTGCTGACGGCCCAACGACTGGGCGAGTTGTCCTCGCTCGTCGGGGTTGCTGGCGTTCGGGTATCCCTGCGCACCGCTAGGCGGTGTGTCTCCGAACGCCCCCAGGGTGTACATCCAGTCCTCGCCCTGGGCAGCCACCAACGCCGTCGACTCATATGTGCGGCCCAAATATTCGGGGGTCCATCCCTGGGTCATCGCCGACTCCACCTCGGGGATCGTGATCGCCCGGTTGAAGTACTGCATCGTGTACGTGTTCGCCTGCGACACATACGACCGGTAACCAGCCTCGTCGCCGAACAGCCCTGTCCGTACTCCCTCGAAGTAACCGGGGAACGTCTGCGAAAACCAGGGTGTCGTGTGGATGTACTGCCTCGCCAACTGCACGGCCAGGTCGGGCTGATCGATGTACTGCTTGAAAATCGAGTTGACCTTGTCAACCACGTCGGGGGGTAGACCCATACCACCGAAATAGGCCCCCGCGAAGTCAGTAGCTGGGGCTCCAGAGGGGGTGGTGGAGGGGGTTCCGCCAGCGTTAGGTCCGCTAGTGGGGGCCGCTGCCCCGTAGGCATTCGCGAGCGCCTGCCCGCCCGGCGTCACGTTGTAGGTCGAGGAGGTACCAGGAATGTATGTGCCGGGCTTAGGTGCCCCGCCTGTGACCTGTCCGCCACTCCCGGTGCTGCCAGGAGCCCCGGGAACACCTGTGTAGATACCGAAGCTGGCGAAGTTGCCGCCACTAGGAGCGGCCTGGTTCGGTCCCACGACAGCGGTGATCTTGGACGGGTCAACCCCGTTCGCGGCAACCCGAGCGACGGTCGCGTTCGGGTCAATGGGGGTCATGTCGCCCGCGTAGGACTGCACCCACACATCCGCCCCAAGGTCGGTGTATGCCTTGTAGTTGTAGTCGTCCTGGTTCGGCGGCATCGTCACCGACACAGACGTGTTCCCGACGATGGGTTTGATCAGGTCAGCGACCTGCTGGGAGAAGTTCCAGCCCGCGCTTCCCTCATAGCCCTTGCCGGCGTCCTCCACATCCAACACAAGCTTGTTGGGGGCGAACTGCTGTGCTGACGCAACCCTTGCTGCGTAGTCCGCAGGGGTGATTCCGGGTGGGGCGTTGACCTGGATCGCTATCGGGATCCCCCACGACTTCGCCCCGTCATACAAAATCTGGAAGTTCGGGTCGTCCTGGACGATCACGATCCCCGTCCCCGACTGCTTCATCCCCGCAAAATCAGGGTACGTTGACGGGAGATTGACCGCGAACACCCAGGAGGGCTTCGCAGCCGCGCTCGAGGCCGCTGGTGCCGCCGCAGGAGGGTTAGCTGCCTGGTAGGTCGCGGTAGCCTCAGCAGCCTTCGTGTCGGAGTACCCGCCCACCGCTGGGGGCGAGTAGGGTTTGTTGTGGGCGGCGTTGTATTCGGTGATGACCTGGTTCTGGTCCTCGACCGACATGCGTTTCCACAGAGTGGAGTCGATCCCCCACTGGTTAAGCGCCACTTGGTGCTCCCGCCCCTAGAACAGTTTGCGCTCCACCAAGTCCGGGCTCAAACCCCAACGCGTTCCCGAGCCCCATCGCCATCTTCTGGAACTCACCCGAGTTCTGCCACTCCGGTTGCGCCCGCAAATACTCTTTCCATTGGTCGCCGTTCCATCCTTTCCGGATCGCCATGTCGATCTTCGCGCTGGCTTGCGGATCGGGGGCACCGTAGATCGAGCTGTACTGGCTCGAATACTGCGCCGCTAGACCCTTGTATTCCTGGCTGGTGTTGTAGTCGGGGCGGTCCCGAAGCCGCTGCACGAAGCTGGCGCCGAGGTTGTGAACGATCGCATATCTGACAGCGTTCTTATCAGGCTGCGAGTCGTTACCGAACACACCTTTCCAGATCTCCTCATAGGAGGGATAGTTCGTTTGCCACACCGGGCTCTTGTAGAAGCTCGGGTTCTTCTTCGGATCGCTGAGAGCATTCGTGAGCGCATAGGTGGAGATCGGGTGTTTCATGTAGTTCTGAACCTGTTTGTTCGTCGCCGGTTTACCTGTGTACGCTAAGTAGATCGGGTCGAGAACCTGCCGCGCCTGAGCTGCTGCTAGTTGTGGCTGTCTGGCGTTTGCTGCCTGTTGCGCTGCCGACCGGTTCGCCACATCGCCCGGGCTTTGCGCCGTAACCGTCGACACATAACCCTTACCGATGTCGTTGAAGACAGGACCGTTGTAGCCGGGGTTGTAGTAGTTCTTGTACGCCTTCTCGTAGGTGCCGTACTTGTTCAGCCCCTGCTTCAGATACTGGGCACCCCAGTTGATCGCGAACGTCGGGTTCGACATCTGCGCTTTGCTGATGTTCGGGTGGGCTGATGGGTTGATCTGCGCGATCCCATACCCATGGCCACCTGGGGCCATGATCGTCTCGACAGGGACACCGCGTCTTTTGGCTTCCCCGAACGATTCTTTCCACAACAGCGACGCGTAGTAGACGGGGTCGACGCCGTTTTGGATGGCGGCTTTGTAGATGAGTTGGGAGTAGCCGCGCATGTTCGGGTGCGCGTTGATGTACGCCTTATACGCAGCCTGTGTCCCCGACTGCTTCTTGTTCTTCGGAGGTGGGAGAACGATCGGCGGGGGGTTAGCCATCAGTCAGGCAGGGTGTTGAGGAAGCTGGTTCCGCCGTGGGCGTCGACCCAGGCCCAAAGGTTCTTCTGCTCAGGCTGCTGCAACCACGGCAACAAAGATTTCGCCACGTAGTTCTTCCACACGTCTTTGAGTTCCCCCTTCGGATAAACACCGCTAGCCAAGGCTGTAGCGATCGTCTTCGCGTTCGTGCCGATCCCCGTGTCGAACTGGGACCGGATCGTGGGGTCCATGTTCTGGTACGGCTTCAACAGCTCGAGCCGGCGGATCTTCGGTTTCACCGAGAACAGATAGTCCTTCAGGATCCCCTTGTACTCCGGGTAGCGTTCCATCTGCTTGACCGCAGACAGCAACTGATCGGCGGTGACGTTAGAGCCTGGATGGGCTTTCTGGTATTCGTGTTTCACATCGGCCAGCCGTGCCCAAGCAGCACTAACGGTGATCGGTGGTTTAGGTCCGACGAGTTCCTTGTCGAAGTTGCTGATAGCACCCCAATCACGGTTCAACAACCCAGCGATATGGGTTTGTTTCTCCTTCGATGTTTGCTTCGCCCACTCCAACCTCACCGGGGAAGGAGCAACACGCTTCCCATTGATCACGATCGGCTGGTCCTGCTCGTCCTGCCACAACCTCAAAGCAGCCTCGTGCAACGTACTGTCGGGGTCGTTGTCTAGAGCCTTGACCTTCTCCCGTGCGGCACGAAGGTACGACAGGTACTTGCGGCCTGCGGCGTAGAGCTCGTCTTGCGTGCCGGGGGTGGTGTGCATGTCCGTCAACCCCATGCTCCGGAGGATGCTCATCTTGGCTTCGAGGGTTTCTTTCTTGAACGACGCGACCGCTCTAACGTCGCTGTCCCATTCGCGTAGGGCTTGGGCGTTGCCGTACTTGTTCACCACGAAATCCTTGAACCGGCTGATCTCCGTCGGGTCGGACAACTTCCCCAGCTTCGCAGACAACTTCGACGCCTCACCCTCCGACAGCCGATGCTTCTTCAGGAACACATCGATGTCGGTGGCAGCCTGTTCCTTCGGTGTCGGTGTCCTACCCAGTTTCCGGGTCTGCTGCTGGTACGCCCACGTCCTAGCTCCACCAAGGTTCACCGCCGTCTTCACATCGGCCGGCAGCTTCTCCTTCAATAGATCAGCCTGCATCCCCAGCGCTTTGCGCACCAGCGTCATCTCATGCTGGTGCCTAGCTGCGAGGGGTTGTTCCGCCCAGTACCTAGCAGCGAGAGCATCAGGGTCAACCTCGCGGGCGACCATGCCCCCTGCGATCAAAGATCCGTACCCGCCCAGCCACCCAGGGGTGAACACAGACCGGTGCAAAGCGGCGTGTTCGCGTTCGGCGAGGGTGTTGCGGTTCGTCAGGTCAATGGGTTTCTCGGCGGGGTTCTTCTTCGTTGCTCGAGCGTAAGCGGCCGCCTGCGGCAAACCGGTGATCAGATCCTTTGCTGCACCGAGGACTGGTGAGTCTTGGTAGGCGTTGCCGTAATCGTCACGGCCGGTTACTGCGTGGAGCCCAAACGTGGTGGCGGGGCCACCGAGTTGGGCGGCGTTGTTGAACCCCGACGGGTCACCCACCGTCAACGCCGAACCCAAAGACACCATCTGCTGCAATGTGGAGAACACGTTGATCGAGGTGGCATTCACGACCTTCGGGTGGCCGTCAGGGGTGAAACCAACAGGCACGTACCCGGTCTTTTGGAACCAGTCTGGAACCTTGTTGAACACCTCGGGGTGTTCCTGCATCTCCTGTTGCCCGATCTGCGCCAAAATGTCCGACTTGATCGGATGCTCGATGATGCTCCGCAACGACCAGACGAGGGAGCGACTCACCCACGGGTACACGAAAATGTAGTTCCGCAGCACCTCACGCTCGTACCAGGTCAAATTGTCGAACTCGACCATCGCCTTGTTCGCCCGTCGTTTCGCCTCATTCACCGCATCAAAGTTCTTCGGGTCAAACAGAGCCTTCTCGAGATCCTTGCCCTTGAAGCCTTTGCGCTCGAGCTCGTACAGAATGGCTCCCCGGCGGAACACCTGGTCCGCGACCTTGTTCCACACACTCGCTGCTGCCCGCCCTGCTTTCAGGAGAGCGTGGTCGAAGTCGGGGGCGAACGACCGGGACTTCGACTGACCCACCAGCGCATCCAAGGCGTCTGTGACTTTGTCGCCGTGTAGCTGCCGGGACATGATTGCTTTGGTGAGGTTGGGGACGGTGTGGTGGCCCTGGTGGAACAGCATGATCCCGACGTTCGACACCGCGTTCAACGCGTAAGCCAGTCGGGCGAACAGGGTGATGTCACGGAAGGGTTCGTTGATGATCTGCCCCGCCAACTTCGCCTTCGTCCTCAAGGGTGGCCGGAATGATTCGAGGTGTTGTTTGCTGACCCAGCGGACGTTGTCGATCGGCTCTGTGATCACCCAACGGCCATTGTCCAATTGCTTCCCGGGGTAGAGGAACTTGAACAGATCATCCACAGTGCCGGGGTGGAGATCGGCCACGTCTTTGCCGGTCACCTGGCCCTGCTCGATCTCCTCCAACACTTCCTTCAACCGTGGCGGCACATCTGTCGTGTCCCGGATCGGCCGGTCAAACGGCGAGCGTGGTGTCTCCGTGGAGGCTGACCAGAGGCGTTTGTGGTCGTTGCGGACTGTGGCTAGCCGGACTGTGCGGGCGTAGGCTTCGCCGATCAGGTTGGTGGTGTCGATCCGGAAGTCCCCGGAGCGGATGCTGTCCCCGGTGAACTCGTGCTTCATCTCCGGCAGGTCACGGCCGGGTGTGTAGCCGTACCCGGACTCGCGCATCTCGAAGAACGGCCCCCGCTCACTCACCTTCCTTGGGCCTTTGCCCTTCACGAACGACGGCAAATAAAGACTGGAGGCAACCTGCCGTTCTGTTGGTATGTCCAACTCACTGGTTTTCTTTCCTGTCCTGACGACCTCGCCGTAGGCGATCACCCGCCTGTCTGCCGTGTCGGGGTCCAAGCCGAGGTCGCGGATCTTGATCTGCTCCTGCCGGTCGATCGCCTCATACGTCGCGGCCAACGCTTCCTTGAACCGCTTCGACGGGTTCTCCAGTGCTTTCTCCGCGAGCTTCAACGCGTGTAGTTGTGCTCTGTGGGAGGCGGGGTCGCCGATCTCCCAGTCGATCATCTTCTTGTGGAAGTCCCGCCACGTCTGCAACGGCGTCGGATCATCCAACGTGACAACCTGAAGTGCTTTCTGCTCCCCGATCGTCAACCCGCCCCGAACCTGCTCGGGCAACTTGTTGAACACCTTGTCCAAAACCGGGGCGGCGGTCACTGACCAGCCGGCGGCACGCTCGAGCTCACGCTTCGGCTCCATCAGCAGAATGTTCTCGGTGCGCTTCCGGGCCTGCATCTCACGTCTTAGAGAAGCCTCACCTGAGAACGGTGACGTGGACGGGTCGAGCATCCTGTCCAACACCTGGTTCGACCGCCACAACCGTGCTGTAGGACCCAAACCCCCAGGCATGTCTGAAGCCTCGAAGCGTTGCCGCATCCGCCGGTTCTTCTGCGCGGCCACCACACGCTGAACACCAGCCACAAGTTGGTTCTCCGACAGCAGGGCTTCCTCCGTGTGGCCGCCCTTCCTGAGGGTGACGGTGCCGGAGGTGGGCCTCCTGATCAGTGCTGTCGCGGCCTCCCGTGCGCTACCAGCGGTAGCTGCGCGGCCAACACGGGTTACGACCCCCGCACCACCGGTGACGGCAGCAAAGAGGTCAAGGGAGAGGTAGCCGAGGTTCTCGCGGGGATGACGGACATCTTGGATAACACCCTTGACGGCCATCTTGCCCATCTTCACGTTCGTCTTCACCAGGCTCGTCGGCAACTCGCCCCGGCTGATCGCCTTTATGTCCTTGTACCCGGCCTGCCCTTCAGCAACCGCCGCCAGTGCAGGACCGACGGTGAGCCCGGTGACTACCTGGGTGAAGTCCTTGGCGCCCTCCCGTAGAGCACCCGACAAAGGTGTGGGGAAGAACGACGCGACCTGCCGTTGCACATAGTCATCCTCGCCCTGGATGTACGCCTTCGCGAACTTCGCTTTGAACTCCGGGTCCTGCATGTAGTCATGCAACTGCTGCTCATTCGCGTGGAGCCACTTCATCTTCTCCGCAGCCCCAGCAACCTTCGCCTGCTGGTACCCCTCGAGGAACTGGTCCGCGTCCTGCCTGCGCTGCTGAACAACCGTGTCCAACTTGTAAGTCCGCCGGTTCACAGCCGGGAACAGCTTCGGGTAATCCACCAGCGACACACCAGACCGGGCGATATCCAGTGTTAGCCCAGGCGGGGGTTTGTAGCCGAACGTCTGCGTGTGCGCCTGCGAGATCGCGTCCACATGCTGGTTGAACGCTTGGATGCCCCCGGTGAACCCGGCTGCTTTCAGAACCGGGTCGGGGGGCTCATCCGGGCCAGCGAACTTCGGCTTCGGAGCAGGAGGCTCTACACGCCCCGGCGTGCGGTCGAACGACTGGTTCTGTTTCGGCTTCTGTTTCGGTGGTGGTTTCTGCGCAGTCGAACCAGGACCGCTCACATACTTAGGCATTGAACATGCTCGCGTACTGCGCGGTCTCAGGCGACACCGCCGGCTGATCCACAACACGCTTCCAGAACTGGGCTGCGCCCACCGGCGACTGATCCCCCGAAACTGTGCCGGGCAATAGCCCTCCAGGTGGTTGTGTCATCTCCGGTGCCGCGCTGGTCTGGGGTGGGGGTTGGGTGCCGATCACCTGGTCCGGAACAGGAACCTGCGTACCCACAGGAGCAGGCACAGCGGCAGCAGCCTTGTCCACATACGGATCTTTCGAGATGTTGCCGGACAAGCTGCCGTGGCTGTCGTAACCGAAACCAACCAGATCCACATGCTCAGGATCGGGTTTGCCGTGGTAAAAGTTCGGGACGTTCCCCGACCTGAGCCCATACTTCGCCAAGGTCTTCACGCCGTAGAACGAGCCGATCATCTTCCCACCCGGGCCGTCGACCCTCGCGTCAGCCGCGATCCCGTGCGTATGTGGGTCACCCTTGAAACCCCCGACCTGGGCGGAGTACTTGTCGGAGCGGTAACCGGAGAAGATGTAGATGGTGTGGCCCGTCGCCGCACCCAACTCGTTCAACCTGTTCAGCAACCCAAGCTTCATGTGCTTCCAATCCACATGCCCTGCAAACCGCAACATCGGGTACCTGCGCACGCTCACGTAGGCGTCAGCCACCGAAGATCGCCCTCACATCGTCCGACGCCCCCGGCAAATCAGCTATCGCCTTGTAGATCTGCTCCGGAGGCAACGTCGGGCTCTGTGTCCCAACAGTCGGCGGCTGCTGTGGAGACTGTTGCGGTGTTCCTCGCGTAGCTGAGCGTTGAGACCGCTGGGGTGTGTTCAGCGCCTGGGCTGCGTAAGGCGCTCCGGAAATGGGAGCTGCCTTTGTAAGCGCAGTCTGTTTCTTCACATCACCGTACTTAGGCTGAATCTGGTACGAACCGAGCTGGTTGCCACCGCCAGGGTTAGGCATAGCGTCGATAGTCCAAGTCGTTTGTAGCCTGAAAGGAACGGTTCTTGGGTTTGCCGAAGGGATGCAACGGCAGGATCTTCTCCCTCTTCGGGGCACCTTCGTTCGGGCCGTTGACGTGTGGAGGGACAGCCTTCGTTGGGCCGAGTTTCCCTCCGCCGCTTGCTGTGCTTTTCATGGTTCCTCCTTACCAGCGGTGCAGGCCGTGGTCCTGGTAACCCCACCCCTTGTCCTTGAACAGGATCTGCTCGTCCTCACTGAACGTCGTCGGAGTTGGTGGGGGCGGAACAACCACCACACCCGCGTCACGGGGACGGAACAGGAGGAGCATCAGGGGGTGTACTCGTAGCCGATCAGGCAGCAACTGAAGGTGTTGCTGGCGATCGAAGTCTCAACATGACTGATGCAAAGACTGGTGCTTGCCGGGAGCTCGATCGCGCCCTCAGCTATGTCGGCGTCGTTGTATCCAACAGCGTTGATCGTCGCGACCGGGGTGCCAGCCTGGACAGCAATGATCACCGAATGGGTGGCCGCGTTCCCTTGTCTAACCCTGGCTCTCATGGCCTGGATCGAAGCGACGTTGGCTCGAGTCGATGTTACGAACTCCGTCAACCTAAGGATCTTCCCTGCCGTCACGATGTACGACGTAGACGCCGCCTGCGACAATCCCGCTTTGGTGATGTTCATCGTCGCCAGTGCCTCTGTGGTTATGCCTGCCACGTCGTCCACCCAGAACGTCAATGGGGTTCGGGAGATGTCCCGAGTGGGCTTGATCGGCCACGCGTTAGACGTTGCAGCACTGGTGCCTTGGTTCGCGATGACGGTGCCGCTGATCGTGACGCTTGAGGAACCCTGTGAGGCAAGGTTGACCTGCACCGTCGCATCCGAAGCCAGCACAACCGGCGCAGACGACGCAGCAGCTTTCTGCCCAAGTGTGGTTTGGGCGCCACCGTAGGAAGCGACGTTGACGTTGATAACGCTTACACCCTGGGAAGCCAAACTAACCTGAACGGTGGCGTCGGAGGCGAGCACAGCAGGGACTGAGTTGGCTGCCGTCTTCTGTCCCAGAGAAGTTGTTGATCCGCCCCAGGATGCGTTGTTGATGTTGACCGTCTGGTCAGAGGGGAGCACAACCGGCATCGACGCGGCCCCGGTTTTCTGCCCCAGCGAGGTTGTCGAGCCGCCGTAGCAAGCTATCGCTACGTTCCATGGGTTCGTGCCGGCCAAGACGCTGAACGACCCGGCCTGGGAAACGTTTATGCTTGCGCCCTGCGAAGCGAGGCTGACCTGGACGGTTCCGGTGACTCGGGTTACGTCAACGTCAAGCCCGTTGGCGGTGTCTCCGGTGGAGCGCACATAACTAGATAGAGCATTGTCCCAGTGAGTTTGTTGGGTCGCGAGCAGACCGACACCGGATGTGCTAAAGCTGGCAGCGGAACGTATTTTGCTCCAGCCGTTAGCCCCGGCATCGAAGAGAACGTTTTGGCTTGTTGTGGCAAGACCAGTAGCAGCGGAGATTCCGTCAGCGGGAACGGTAACGCCAGGGAACACGCCAAGAGAACCAATCCTGACCAGAACCTCGCCACGATTCGACATCTGCAAGTCGCCGCGTTGCCCTGTCGCCAACGTCGGCTGGGTGGTGTTGAACACCCCGCCGACCTTGACTGGGTTGCCCGAATCGGATCCTGTGTTTGATGCGTTGCCGACAACCACAATCGAATCAGCCGGCGAGATGTTCAGCACCGAGTTCGCCAACGACACAAGCCCCTGAACCTGCAGCCCGTTGGCGTTCGCAGTTATGTGGGTGTCAGACCCGTCCGCGCTATAGGAGAGCTTGACTCGTTGAACTTGTCCGGAGGCTGCTTCGTCTGAGGAGACTGTGTAGTCGGGCAACGCAACGTTGTCGACCGTCACGTTGTCGGCCATTACTGAACCCCGATACCAGCCAACGCTTCAGGCGACGGCGGACCACTCATCCCTTGCTGCGCCTGCACCCCCGGCGTCACATCCACGTTACGCTCATTCGGTGTGCCGGTAACCACATGGAACGTCAACCGTCCCTGCCACTGCGGCAACTGACTCGCAATCGTCTGCTGATCAGCCGGTTCGGTGACCATGACCTCGATGTCCTGTGACGTTTCGCCGCGTTCGACGATCTCACCGACAAGCCAAACCTGACCCTGGATGTTTTGCAGGCCCTGGAACGCTGCGATGGCCTCCTGGACGTTGATGGCCTGATTGCCGCCCTGTGGTGGGCCTGGGGGCGGCGGCCCACCAGTGGGTGCTGGAGGCCCTCCTGGGCCTGGCGGGAGGGCTGCCTGCGGGGCTCCGCCGCCAAGGGCCGGGGGCGCGGCAGGCTGGCCCATCGCCATCGGGTGCGGCTGCCCAGGAGCAGCCGTCGTCCCCGTTGGGGTTGTCTTTCCAGCGAGGTACCCGGCGGCCTGCTTCTCGACCTGGTCTGCTGTAGCTGGGTCCGCCGACGCTTGCAAAGCCATCAGGTAGGCACCGAGCACAGCGTCCTCTACGTCTTCGGCGTAGATCTCTTCGACCATCGCGTCGTTGTCGGGCTCGCCCATCTGCTCCCTGACACGCTTCTTCGAGATGATCTTCGCCCCCAAAGCCTGGAGGTTCATCACGAGCTTCTCGTGCGGGTCAAGTGCCGGCGCGAAGATCACATCGTTGCGTGGGCTGCCGATCAGTTCTTTGCCTTTGATCGTCAGCGCGAACCTCGAGGGGACAAGATCAGTGAAAGACGTGTACTGCGCCCCGTAGAGGTTCATGGTGTCGTTCTGGAAGATCGTCCGTCCGATCTCGATCGCCATCTCGTTCCACGTCACGATCCCGTTTCCGATCCCGACACCCTGCACCATCTCGACCATGCTCCCTGTGCCTGCGCCTTGGAGCTCGTTGACGGCTTTGCCGGTTACAATGCTGGTGGCAGGGCTTTGCCCAAACTGCACCTCCGGCATCCCCGTCGACTCCTTGATGTTGTGGTCGTTCAAGTTGCTGAACTGCTCCTGCATCCCTAAAGCCTGCACAGGGGGATGAAGCCACTCCACGCCACCACCCTGGTTAATGGGAATGACAGCACCAGGTCCTGTCTCGATCTCCTCCGGTGCCTTGGCCGGATCGATCAGCACCAAGCGGGGGAACACATTTTCGATCACAGCCTGGAACATCAGCGAGTACAGCGCGTTGCCCATTTCGTTGAGGTTGATCGCCTGCTCAACCGCACCATGGCCCCACACCTCATCAGGCACATCGATGAACTTCAGGTGCTGGAAGAGGTTGAAGCCAAGGTTGTGCTCAACGCCGTTCACTTTCTGCGCGTCGCCTAGCTGCTCATCCTTCGACTGGGGTGTGACCTGGGCGACCCAACGCTGCCACTCGTTCTCGTCGCTGTACTCCATGATCTCAACCTGCGGGTCAGACACCTGGCCGCGCTTGAAACGTCCCGACCGTTTCTGCCTAAGAGCTTCGATCGGCGCCTGGTATTCCTTGAAGTTCGCGGCAGCGATGCTCTCACTGATTTTCCAGGCGAACATGATCGCCTGCTCACCCTGCTTATCGAAACTAGGGATCGGGTACGCGAACTCCGGACTCCTGATGATCGGTGTCGGCAACCGGGTTTTGAAGTCAGGGTGGATCCCGAGGAAAGTGTCTCCCATCAACGGGAGGTACCAGCCGATCTTCGTGAAGATCTTGTCCATCGAACCCATCTGCCACGTCCCGTACAAATACCGTTCTTTCCGTGTTGCTTGTGCTCGACGGGTGTCTGTTTCGGGTGGGTCGACCCACACCCGGATCATCGGCAACGGAGACAGGAACGTTTGGTATTTGACGCAGACCATTTGGATGACGTTGTGGACGAGCTTCACGTCCGGGCCGATGTCGCTCATCCCACTCATCAGATCCCTGAAAATTGACGCGATGGGTCGTGACTCGCTGTCGGCCATTTTCCAGTAGTCGCCGTGCCAGTACCGGCGCAGCATCCGGAACGCCTCATGGCGGTCCCGGTAGGCATCCTCGTACTGGGTCTTGAGAGCGTGCGCCTCGTCGTAGCTGACAGCCACTAGTGCCCGGCCCAGTCGAACGGGACATCGTGGTAGAGACTCCATCCGTGATCTGTGAACACTGATTCTCCCTCTGTTTGCTGCGACGGTGCAGCCTGAATAGGTTCAGACGGATAGGTCAAACCGGGCACCAGCAACCCTGGGTACGCACCGTAGATCACTCCATCCAGGGTGATCGTCATTTCGCTACCCAGCCGGTGCTGCCGGTACCGAACTCCTTGACGTAGGAACAGGTGAACGAACTACCGTCTATACGTTTACAAGTAGACCCAACCCCGGCAACCTCGTTCCCCTCCGGGGTTCCAGCCCGAACGATGTCAAGCACGTTGTTTTTGAGATCGAGAACATCGTGTTGGTTGGAGCAGGCGCGTAGCTTGATGTTGGTTCCGAGCACGGCGCCGCCTGACAGTTGGCTGCCGAACCGTGTGCCGACGGTGTTGAACGTAACCCCGACAACCTCGATGTTGTCGATCGTGATCGCGCTCGAACCGAACACCAAAACACCATGTTCGGTTGTGTTCCGCATCGAGCCACCCGAAATCGAGACGTTGCTTGTGTTGTCGAGAATCACACACTTTTTGGCGGTGCCCTGACCATCTATCACAAGCCCTGTGAGTGCTCCGCTGCCGCCGCCGATCGAAACGATGTACTCCGCCGCCTGGTAACAGGTAACCCCGGAAAGCGAGAATCCCACCGCTGACTGGGTCTTGATCGACGTGCCAGTACAGCCACGGATGGTGCCACCCGTAACCGATGTGTAGTCGGAGTTGTTGCCGCCTCCCGCGTCGAGGATGATGCCCGCGCTCGTCAACCCGTTCCCGTCAATACCGTTGCCCTGAATTTGGGCGTAGCGGCTTCCCGCCACCTCGATTCCATAGGTCTTCGCGTTGTAAAGACTAGGGTTGTTAGAGACATTGGCCCCATCGCAGGCAGCTACCGAAATGGCGTAGTTACCGCCCTCGCTGTGCGTCCCCGAGATCTTCGCGCCAGGGGAATAGGTGGTCTCGATACAAATCGCGGCAGCATCTGTTGGGCTGACCGGCATCAAGACACGAGTGCCCTCCACACGGACCCGCTTGTAGCTGTGGGAGCTAGTGCCGTGAACCTTCAAACCACCCTCACTGATCGATCCGGCAGCGATACCAGTGCGGTCAACACTGTTGTAGGTCGCCCGGAAGTCGGTGAGGTCTGCGCTGGTTGCCTCCGCGAAAATCGAGATGTAGTCAGTGTTCAAAGCGGTGCAACCATCCACCCAGGCGTTGTTCGCGTTAAGTGAGTAGACACCGATGCGTTTGCCGTTCTGGACTGTTATCCCGCGAACAACACAGTCGTCGGCAGCGATGCGGATGATGTCGTTGCTGACCGACTGGTTCGCTTTGTTTCCGTCCCAGATACCCGGCCCCTCAAGATGAGCACCGGCACCCGTCAACGACAACAACGTCCCGGACGTAGAAGCCTTCTGAGTCACCGTCCCATAACTCAGAACGGTCACTCCGGTCGGAACGGTTACCGAGGTCAACTGGTACGAATCAGGCGGGATAACAACAACTTTCGCCCCTGAATCAAACGCTGCTTGGAACTGGGTGGTGTCGTTCTGGCCCCCACCGAGCGCACCATAGGCGGCGTCTTTGACGCTTACAGCACGGGACCTGAGCTCATAGACTCCAGCGTCCCAGACCTCAATGTCCTGCGCCCGCACCAGCGTGTCGGTTGTGGTCCAGTCATGCCATGCCGCCCGTGCTCGAGCGGGGAGAGCCATTTAGCTTGCGGCCATGTAAAACGACTGGGCACCCGCCGAGATAGCCGCTGTTGCGGGTAGATCAGAAAGCCCGGTCTGTGTTCCAAGCGGCTTCGCGCCCGTACCGACAGCAAGCCCTCCTATCAACTGGTTGTTGCCGCGATACAAGGTAATACCAGCTCCTACAGGCAGATACGCCAGGTAGTAGCCGTTGTCGGAAAGGATCGTGTATGGAGCCGTCAAGTTGGTTTTGACCATGGTTCCGTTCGCGCCCGTGCCGAAGTTCGCATGATTAGAAGCACTCACAGCAAGCTGAACACCGTTCAGGTCGTATATTCCAACTTTGACCAGCGTCACAGATCCTGACCCTGTGCCTAAAGCAACAGTAATCGCCGAGACTAGGTCTCCTGCTTTGAACCCGACCAGACCGAACCAGGCGTCACCGGCTGTTATCGCCGTTGTCGAAAGGTTCGCCTGCCCGTCAAGAGTCTCAGCGATTATTCCGCGTGCCTTCAACGAGATGCCCCTACGGCTGTCAGCGTTGATCGCGTCGATCAGATCTTGTCTAGTAGCACCGAACGAATCAATCTTGGTTGGCATCTAAGCCTCCACTCTCGGGTAGTACGGGTTCCTAACAGTCCGGCGACGCTGGCTCGACCCATACGTCCACGCCATCGGCTTCTTCATGTAATTCGAAGACTTGTACTTCGGACCAGTCTCCTGAAGTTGTTTCCACGCGAACCACAACGCCATCACCGTGTCCGTTGTACGGCCCGGATACTGGATCAACTCATCCACAAGTTGGCCCATCTTCCGCATCGATGCGGGGTCGCCCCAGGGGATGTGGAACTCGCCGTTCTCGAAATGCGGCCCCATCCTCTGCACACCAAGCTCCGGGTCAGGCTTGTTAGTTCGAGTGGTGTAGTGGGGTTCGATGTTGAACGCCAACCCCAACTCGCTCATCTTGCTCTTCAACGCATCCACAAGGCCCTGCTGGTACGAGTTCGCCTCAACCACACTCTTCAGCAGCTCGTATTTCTGGTGTTGCAACAGGATCGTGTCGACCTGCTGCGGAAGACTCAACTGGTCGCGGATCATGTCGACGACCCAGAAGCAACGTTCGTGGTCCCGACAAGACCCGGCAGCAAGTGTGACGTGCGCACAGAACTTCGCGGACTTGGTTAACCCGACGGCGGGGTCGAAGCCGGCGACTTTCCGCCAACCCGGGTCGTAGTCACCGACCTTGTAGGTTTTATCGACGCAACCCCGGTACTGGGTTTTGCCGATCCAGCCGCCCTTGACGTACTCCTCCTTGAACACCATCCGCGACTTATCAACGGCGATGTTGCGCAACCGTTTGTTGAAGTCGAGTGTGCCCATCTCGGCTTTGAGGGCCATGAGTTCTTCCCACGGCCACCACGCCGGCCACAACGCTTTTTTCTCGTCCTCGTCGACGATCGCGTCCTCACGCTGCACATACCAGATCGGCGCCCCTGTTTCCGGGTTTGCGAGTTCGATCAGGTCGTTGTAGAGGTCCGACGGGTCAAAGAGCGTTCCAACCACGGTGAGCCGAGCACCAGGAACACCCATCGTTCTGACGGACTGGTTGAACCACTCCCGCAGCTTCTGGCGTTGCTCCGGAGTATTCGAGTTCTTCTCGGTGACAACGTCGTCGCAGATCGTCCAGTCGGTGCGGTGACCCAGCGTGTGCTTGCTTGATGATCCGAAGAACGCAAGAGTCGGCTCCTTATGGATCTGGGTGCGCTTCGCGACCGTCATCTTCCCTGCCGCCCACGGCTTGTCGTCACCCGGCTCAGGATGGAACGGGCCGAAGTCACGGATCAACTCAACGTTCTGCGCAAGCTCAGCCTGAATCGCAAGACTGATGTTGTTGGCTTCGGCGTCGTTCTTGCCGATGATCCCCAACCGCATGTCCGGGTTTTGGCAGATCGCCCAGATCGGCAGCAACGTAGACACCAACGTTGTTTTCCCGTGAGCTGCGGGGTACAGGATCAGCGCCCGCGACTCCGAGGTCGCTGAATTGATCAACCTGAGATGAAACGCCTCGAGCTTCTGGATCCGGTGCTTGAAGTAATGGCTGACGAACAGGTCCGGATGCTCGAGGAGCAAACCTTTGGCTTCTTGGCTCATGTCACGATACTCAGACCGTACGACGGGTTCGCGCCACGGAAGATGTTGTAGGTAGCCGTCACCGTCTTATCGACGTTCTGGTCAAACGCCCCGATCAGACGAGACCCCTCGATAATGCTTTGACGAACCATCGACTTCTCCGCGTCCGTCAGAGTGCTGTCGGTGTGGATGCTGTCGATCGCGTCCTGGAGACTACGGCCCTTACCGGATTTGCTTGGCATAGATGTCACCCCCTCAACTGGTGCTCGAGATTGCGCTCTCTATCAGCGCGTGCTGCCTGATCCCACAAGTGCCTGTCCAAAGTGGCTGTGCGCAACCACTTGTTGAATGCCGGCCGTTCCCAACCACAATCCGGACAGGCGGGTTCTTTCCTGTCGAACCATTCCCGACAGGACATGCAATACGTTTCGCCCATCTAGTAGGGGCGGACACCCTCGGTAACCGGGGGCAAAGGTGTCGGGGGAGGCATCGGCGGGACGATCGCCGGGGTGATCACGTTCGGGTCTGTTTCCCGGTGGGCTGGGGTTGGTTGCACATGCGTGATCGACGGGTTCGGGGCGCCCGCCCCTTCACCGAACGGAAGGTCATGTGTCATCGGCTGGTGTGTCATCGTCCACCTCCAAAGCGTTGGTAAGCCCGGCACGCAACGTGTCGAGCCGGTCGAGTTCCTGAAGGATCAGTTCGCGTTTCCGGTCGTCTGGGAGATCAACACTGTTGATGACCTCCAACGGATCGATCTCCTCGCCCTCATCCTTCGGCTTCTCTGGCTCCCGTTGTTTCAGCAGCAACAGGCCAAGGTTGAGGAGACCGGTCCCGGGAAGCTTTGCACGCTCCCCCTCATCTTTGAAACGCCTTTCGAGCTCAGAGATGACCTCGTTGAAGAGGGCGTCTACGCGGCCACTTGCTGTTGTTCCCGGATCCACGCCAGACACTCCGCCATCCCCTCCTCCAGGCTCACCGACGGGGACCAACCGAGATCCCGAAGCTTCCTTGTCGACAACCGCTTCACGACGGTCTGTCTTTCCGGGGGGTTGATCATCTCGATCAGGTCATGGTCGGCACCGGTCAGGTCACACGCCATCTCAGCTACTTGGCGCATAGGGCGGGGGTCGTCGTCGCGGCCGACGTTGAAGATTCCGCCCGGGGTATCCAGAATCATCCGGACACCCCGAACGGTGTCCCCTACCCAACACCAAGACCGCTCCGAGGCTTTGTGGACCGGGATCGTCTGCCGGTTGTCTGCCTGCCACAGCATGTTGATGATGGCGGCACGGCCCCGGCCGGCTGGAAGACCGGGACCGTACGGCATTGAGAGACGCAGGATGGTCAACCCATTTGGGCAGTAGAGACGGGAGATCTCCTCACCCCAACGTTTGCTCAACCCGTAAGCGTTATGCGGAATCCGGTGCGGCGCAACAGACCGTCCAAGGTTTTCTTCGTAGCAGGTGACGTTCGCCTCGTCCCCGTAAACCTCCGACGTGGATGCGTACACCAGCCGGATGTTGCGCTCACCGCACTCCTTCGCCACAAGAGCTGTGATCCCCGCGTTATCAGCGATCGTGCGTTGAACGTCGTCCTCACCGAACAGTCTCCCCACCTTCGCGGCGAGGTGGATCACCATTTGTGGTGAGTTGAGTTTCAGCAGTTCACGGAGATCGTCGCGTTTGCTGATGTCTTTTCCGAACATCACCTCGTCTACTGAGCGGCCGTGGAAGTCGATGTCTACCCCGTCGACGTGGTGTCCTGCCTCGCGGAGTTCGCGGCAGAGATGTGTGCCGATGAAACCGGCTGAGCCTGTGACGAGGATTCTCATGGCCTCTCGATCATCATGTGGGAGAACTTCTCAGGATGGTCCAACACATAAGGCGGAAGATCATCTGTCCACTCCAACTCCTGCTTCACCACATCGGGGAACAGCGGCATCCCCATCTGCGCCCCAGCAAGATCAGCGTGCGGGACTAGCTCCTGGTGAACAAACGACCTGAGTTTGTATTCGGGGTTGTTCATCCAAGATAGATGCCATCCGGGAGGTCCTATGGGTTCCATGTGGTGGAGGCGAGCCTCTTCTAGATCCTTGTAAAGCTCACCAACGTAGGCTGCCGGGAAGATCCTCGCGATCTGCCACGACTCATGTGCGGGAGCGGCCCATCGCCAGTTGAGCTTCGCGACGTGCATGTTGCAGAGAAGAATGTGTTCGTCGTATCCCTTCGGTTGCAACATCGCCGCTTCCACAGCATCCGGGTGGGGGATCTCATCCAAGTCGCTGAGCAGAATCCAGTCTTCGTTCCGGTCGCCTTTGAACCCGTACCAGAGACACTTGCGTTGTCGTTTCTCCCGTGTCCAGTCATGCACCCCGGTTGGCATCTCTATGACACGGTGGATGATCTTGTCGCGCCACGGATCCCAGCGTGGGAGATGGAGGTCTTTGAGGAGGTGGAGTTCCTTCGGATGCCCGCTATGCGTGACGGGGCTTTCGCCGATTACATGGAAGTCCACAACGTCATCGAGGGTTGCGAGTCGGATCTCGAGGATGTCGAGCTCGTCGAAGAACGGGGTTAGGCTCCAGACAGCCACAGTGCCCACTGGTCGAACTTGGCCCGGTCAGCCCACATCCGTTGCTCCCATGTCATCCCGGCACCCCTGCCTGCCTCGGCTAGTGAGTGTGTGAAGAGGTAATCGTTATGGACGCCGGTGGCGATGCCGTGCTTTGCTGCCGCGTACGAAATGCAGTTGTCGGTGAAGTAGTGAGTCTCTCGTAGGAACGGCTCGACTTGAACACGGATGTCGTTCCAGAGTTGACGAGAGAGAAAAGGGATTCGACTAAAATCGGTTTGGTAGCCGGTCGGGTGGTCAGTTTCCCAACCGTCCGAGCCGCCGCACGACTGAAGGGTGTTGTCATCGTTCAGGATTCGTGGGGCTGGAAGGAAACCGCGACCGACAACTTCCCTTGCTGCAACGTCCCATCCTTCATGCGGAGATAGATCGTCTGCTGAGAAATGCACGAAGTCTCCCCGCGCTGTAGACATTCCATCAACCCAGGCCACGCCACAAGCGGGTCTGTCTTCGATGACGATGGCTTCGTACTCTCCTGCTGTGTTTTCTTTGTACGCCCGAAGACAGGTTTCGAGATGGCGTTCACGCCCAGCGATGGTCGGCACAACGACACTGATCAACCCTTACGCTGGCCGGGATAGAAACCCTGGATGATGTCCTGGCGGCTAGCAGACTTCGACGGACGCGGTGACCAGTACGCCCAGCCAGCCCGGATCCGCAGCTTGTCCGTTTCCGACCACACCAGCTTCGCGTTCGGTTTCGTGCCCGCCATCAGCCCTCAGCCTTCTCCTCAGCCAGATCAGAGGCGTCGGCGGCGTCGATCTCGTCCGCGAGCTCTTGTGGGATCTCCGATCCCTTGAACAGACCTTTGGTTGTGCTGTACATGTCTTCGTTGGATTGGGGGATCTTGATGACGCTGATCACATCGTTGACTGTGATCTTCTGTCCGCCGACCTCGTATGTGGTGAGTTTCTCTTTCTTCGCTGCCATGTTTCCTCCTAAACGCTGGTTTCTGGTACGAGCCCTCTGAGCATCGCTGTGCGCCTGTAGTAGGCGGGGTACTCGTTGAACTGATGGAAACTGATGTTGTTGGCTACCGTCGGAATAAGCCGGCCAACCATCCAGCCGCTCTGCTGAATCGCGATCGACGCTTTTGTGTCTTCATCCATTCCACCGGGACGCCAGGTGCCAGGCTCCCACCGAAACCCGTTGTCGTAGATTTCTCTCCGGATGACACAATTACCTCCCGGGTTCGTGAGCCATAGCCCCCAGCGTTCCTCATAGGGTGGCCCGGCGGGATAATCCTCATGTGCGTTCAGGATCCCGAGTTGCCCGAGGTGGGGGAGACGCTCGAAGGTGGCTTCTACTTCTTCTCGCCAGCCGGGTAGGTATTCGATGTCGTTGTCGGAGCGGTGGAGAAGATCGCACTGAGGGAACCCCAGCAGAAGACGATGCCAGCCGATATTCGCGGCGGCCCCGGGGAACAGGTTCTTCTCATTGTGGACGATGCAGATCCGGTTTGAGAGAAGCGACTCGATGTATTCGCTGGTTCCATCTGTGCTTGCGTTGTCGACGATGGCGAGTACCGCGTCGTCCCCGACCGTCTTGACATAGCTGTCGATCGTCTTCTTGGTGTACTCAAGACGGTCGTGGCAAACGATAACGCTGTGGATCTTCACGCAGGCTGGAACTGGTTGCCGGTTTCGCCGCTATGGAATCTGTATGTCCACAACACCTCGGGGACGCATTTGAACCTTCCGCCGTGTAACCAGATCCGTTGCCAGAGCTCCCAGTCCTCGAGGGGCTGGTTGTGGTAGCCGCCGACCATGTTGAACATGTCCCGGCGGATCAGCGCGGTGTTGGGGATGAAGTTGCGGCGAAACAACATCTTCGCGTTGAACAACCTATTTGGGCACCAATCTGTTCTGCCGACCATGCGTGTCCACGAATAGACAACGTCGGCGTCTACTCCTGCTCGGACCAGTTGCTCACAGCAATCGGGATCGAGTACGTCGTCGTCATCGAGTGGGAGGAGCCATTCAGTGGTCGCATCTTTTGCAAGGTTGTTGCGGGTACGTTGTGGACCAAGACGCTTCCCGTCACACGCGACGAGGTGAGTGACCTTGACGGTTTGGGCTTGGACGGATTCACTGCACGCCTCCAGTAACTCAACCCGTTCGGGGAGCGTCGGGGTGATGACGGTGACGTTTACGCTACCGCTGGAACTCGTCACAGCTTCGCTACTTCCACAACGGCGCTGCGAGGGATGAACGTAGCCCCGGCAACTCGTATCCCTTCGTCGTTACCGAGGTAGACAGACGCCGCAACAACCAATCCTTCGTCCGTGTCGCTGACAAGGAACCCAGCCGACTCATGGATCAGCTCATCCTTCGTCGGCAACACACCCTCGGGGTTGAACCAACTACCCTCGCCGAGGATCATCGAGTCTGTCCATCTGACATGAACAAGTTTCGGCCGCTTCACGCTACCGCTGGTTCCGGTGTCCACAACTGTTTCCTCGCGGCAGCCTGGTCGGCCAAGCCTTGGTAGAGAGTTTCCCAGTCTTCGATATGTCGCTCGTAGGTGAACATCTGCGCCTGCTCGTATGCGGCGCGACCCATCGCTGCGAGACGATCGGGTTCGGCTATAAGCGTGTCGAGCGCCTGTTTCCACTGGAACGGCAACTCACAGAGGTACCCGTTGGTTCCGTCCTCGATGAGCTCTTTGTACTGGGCGGTCGGGGTCGCTAGCGGCACGATCCCGCACGCCGAATACTCCAAGCCTTTGAGGTAGCTCTTGCCCTCGTTGAACCTGTTCTGCGCCAACGGCACCAAACCGATGTCCATCACTGAGGTGATGTAGGCGAGCTCCAGGTGGCGGTAGTCAGTGCGATCAGTTGTGACTCTCTGGGCTTCCGGGATGTTGAGGAAATCATGTACGTCCGCGCCTCCCACAGAAACGAACTCGACACTTCGGTGATCTTCAAGCCACCCAGACAGCCACGGACGTATGACCTCAAGATCAGCCTTGTGATATTCCAGGATCCCCATCCACCCGACACGCAACCGCCTCCATTCCTTGCGCTCATACACCGGGGCTAGTTCTGACCACATGGGCCAGTGGAGCCGGTTTCGTAGCACGGTGATGTTCGGGTTCAGTTTCTCGTACGACCGTTTCAAACTTGGTGTGCTGACGGTGACGTGGTCGGCCATGCTGACGGTCTGGTGGAACACAGCCGGGTCGTCGTTGAAGGGGTTGTAGGCCGGCACATGCAAAAGGTCATCGTCGACCTCGACCACAACCTTTTTCCCGGCCTCATGGATCTGAGTAATGATCTCCGGGACGTTCGGGGTGTTCGCCATCTGCAACACGTACACGTCCGCGTCGGGCCAATCACCGAAACTACACGTCACCCAACCTTCAGGTAGCTGCCCGTCCGGGAAAACCTGGACGGGTTGCCCGTCGGGCCGTGTGAACGCCATTGGGGGACACTGAGCGAAATGCCCCCGTTCGGTGAGGTAGTGCGCGGGGAACAGACACCGGTACCAACCCGACGCATCAATATTCTTGGGGAGAAAGCAGACCCTCAACGGTTGACCATGATCCTCGGGAAGAGCTGAACATGCTCACCCGGCTTGATCGGCTGAGGATGATCAGCCAACCACTCGACCTTGCCGCCAGCCGGAATCGCAATGACCGAACCGGGACCGAACGGCATATCCTCCGGGCCAGGTTCGCGGAAGCCCAGTTCGATCTCGAGCTTCCGGATTCGGCGCAACGTCTCCTGGTGCTTGCGGTTGCGGCTCACCAGCCGACCAGCATCCTCGCATAGCCGACCCGGGTGAGTTTCGCCCAGCCCGCATAACCCCTAGCCGAGGACAGCGCCCCGTTCCGGGCGGCCACCTCACACCTTCTCTTGTCGCCCTCCGGGTACGAACACCCAAACGTCCACTGCCCACGGCGTTTCACCTCGAGCCGCCACCCCTGGTCCTCCACCAGCCGGTACCGGGTTCTGAGCAGCCACCACGCAACCAGCCGAATATGAACCGGGTCACGGCGCGGCCTTGCCTTCGGGACCCGCTCAACCCTCACTTCTTGCGCTTCTTCTTCTTGCCGTACCCAGCCTCACGCATAACCTTCTTCGCCGCCGCCGTGCCCTTCTTCCGTTGCACACTCAGGAAAATGGCTTCGCGCTGCTTTTCAGGCCACGGCATCGCGGGCCTCCTCACGCGACGAACCAAGGATGAAATCGTGGTTCGCTTCGATCCGAACCAGCATGATCAGCTTCGGGTGACCCTCTACTTCATGCCGAGAAGGAACATCCATCCACCGCAAAACCCCGGTCCGCACAACCTCTTCGTACTCCTCCTGGCTGAAGAACCGGACATTCCCAACCTCGTCAAGAAGCGGCTTGAAGTAACCGCCCTCCCTCGTTGTGTAGACCAACATCGTCTCGCCGTTCACGAGTAGTCGCCGCCCTTCGCCCGGATCAAAGCCTCACGCTCCGCCTTGTCCGCCTCCACCCGCCTGACCTCAGCCTCAACCCGGTCGCACTCGGTCGACAACACCTTCCGGATCCAACCGGACAGCCGAAACCCCCTTGCAACCGCAGCACCGCGCCAGCGGTCCCAATCCTCATCCGACACACGCAACGTACGGACAGGGGTCACACCAGACATAGATCCCGCAAATCAAGCTGCGACAAATGTGCCGCCCAGCGGAAAACAACTTCCGGGTCATCGCCAGCCTGACCAAGCGACGTATTACAAGCCAAGTGGAGCAACCCCCGGACACGGCCCGTCGCATGGTCATGGTCAACATGAGGACCCTCGATCTGACCACGCAAACTCTTGAACGGCTGGTGACACGCCGCACAACAGTGCCCCTGTTTCTCCAGCAAATCCCAAAAAATTTCTGGTGTAATACCGAAGCCTTTGAGAACCTGAGCTCGGCTAGAACACTTCTGGCCAGGGCAATACACCTGGTTCTTGCGAGCCATGAACACCTCCCGGCACATACGGCATCGCTTCTCCTTGCGCGGCCTAGGCGGCTTCATAACCATCAGCCAACACTCCCTAGAACAGAACCGCTTACCAGCGTGAACCTCAACACCAATCTCGACACCACACCCAGCACACTCACGCACCAAGTCCGTCAGACCACGAAGCCCGCGCTGATACTCCCTGTGATACGCCCGATGACAGTCCCGGCAATACGGGCTATACGCAAGCCGCTCCCCCTCACACCGCGCACACGACTTCGCTGTCTCACACACACCATCAGTGTATTACCCAGCCAGGACAACACCCGAAGTGTTCAAATGCAGCACATTTAGGACGAGCCGGATAGTCCTAGATAGAGAGACCTGAGGTTTAAACCCCCGGGTTCGCTGTAGACCAGGGGCTCTAACCACAGTTAGACACCATCCCCACCCACCAAACCATGGGGAATGAGCCCAAATACCCCGCTAATGGGGCTTGTGACAGCGAATAAGCCCGAGTTTGTGCTGATTCACCATGGGTGGACAGCCTGGCTCGTCAGACCATGATCTGTGTGGTGGTGTGAAGTGTGGTGGTGTGCGTGGTGTGTGGCTACAGTTGTGGCTACACTGGTGGTGTTGTGGCTACAAGATCGGCGCTTGTTCGGGTGAGGCTGACCGAGGCGGAGCATGCTCAGCTTGAGGCTGTGTGTGAGCAGCAGGGTGTGACGATGTCGGACTACATACGCGGTGTGCTGTTCGGTGCGAGGATCGTGATGGTTGACCCGTCGACCCCTAGTCCTTCACCCTTGCCCGATCCTCCGCAACCCGTAAGCGTGGCTCCTGTGAAGCCCACCCGACCAAACAACGACGTGATGTGCGTCCACCGTGTCCCTGCTGGGGCGTTCTGCAAGATCTGTGACGGCTAGTTCTTGGTGTCGCCCGAACACGGGGTGTTCAGGCTCCTGCTCCATCCCCACCTTGTAGCCGCCAAGAAGCTTCGAGCTCTGGGTGCCGGCGGAGGATCCACTGCTGATTCGCTAGAACCTTAGAGGCGCAACTAGCACAGACCCGGGCTGTGTCTGTCTTGTAGGTGAGGAGCGTGTCGGCCCTGGACCCGCAGGCTTGGTAGCGGCAGAGCATTAGGCGCAGTGTAAGCACCATCCGCCCTGGTGGACAGGGGCAGGGTCCGGTGCTGGCAAACAACCTGAGATGCAGGTCCAGTCGGCGGCGGCCGAGCCGCTCAGGCAGAGCGTGGCTATGACCGCGAACGCGGCCAGGGTCTTACGCATGAGAGTCCTCCTAGATCAGGCCGCGAGTTGGGAAACTCAAGCGGCGTGACGCCCTAAACGAGAGCAGGGGCGCCCGGGGAAACGCTACCACATCGGGTCGGATATCACCATCACGCAGCGTTGAGCACTTCGTCGCCGGGCAGAAACTCTGCTGTCAGCTCATCCGGCACAAAGGGTTCCAGGGGCCATCTCATGACTCCTCCGTCCTGCCACCGCCCAACAGGCTCCCCCGCATGATTGTCCCAGTTGGAGCCGAGCCAATCCACCCCCTCCTTCACCTGGTCCACCAACACTTGCCGGTTGAAGGAGAGCCGTAGTTGGTGGGATTGGGTGAGCCTTGTGTCCTCGAACAGGGTGCCGTGGCTCCTGTAGCGGATGGTTCGGGGGGCTGTGTAGACGGGGAACCTGTTCGACCTGAAATACCACTCCGAAACATGCCAATACGTTGGAGGCTCCACTAACCGCAGCTCTTTGACAAGTCTTTCGAGAGCCCGGTAGGAGGGGCTCGAGGTGAAGATGGTCGACTGGATCCCGGTCTCGTCCCCGGCGTCGTACCCCTCAGAACTCCACAGGGTCTCCTGACACGAAACCATGTGCGTCAGCAACGTATCTATGACCTCTTGGCGCGCAGTCAACCTGTAGACATCCGACAAGCTCTTGTGGAAAGAGGCTTGCTTCACGCCGCTGCCCTGATCCGTTGGTACTGCCATTTTCTGTAACACCGCTTGGAGCAGTGGGTCTGCCTCGCACCGTTCGGAGGCCATACCGGGCAAAACTCAGCACCACATCCCACACACGAACGCGCATACATCAGCGTGGACTGATAGTCCCGCCTACGGCCCAGCACCTCCTCCGCACGCCCTCTGCGGCGCTCACAAAGCCACGGAAGGATCATCCGAAGGAAATACTCCGCTGGTCCACCAACCAGTTGCCAGGCCCATTGGTCCTTGTGATGAGCAGGGGCGCTGGGACTCCTTGACAATCTGACCGTACCCGCCCCGATGATCCCGACGAAGCGTTCCATTACATCCTTATCAGTGGACCTCATCGACACCTGAACGAGAGCCTTAGACATAGTGATGCAGCCCTCGCCTTCAAACAAACCGATGGCCCAGGCGAGGTCAGTCGTCAGCACACCACCCGGATTAGCCTTAGCCATAGCGGAAACCAATGAGGAACGTTCCTTTCCTCCATTAGTCCACCACTGACGACCGTTCACCATCTTTCCGCTCAGCGCGTACTGCTTCACGCTCGAGCTCCCTGAGCCGCTTCGACGGCCAGATAACCTCCGCAAGCAGCAGGATCCGGTCGGTTTCGTCGCAGAACGGCACCAGCTTCATCGCCT